TCACCGTGCCCGCGCCCGCGATCCGGTAGAAATATCCCGATGTACCATCCACCAGCACGGCATAGCCGCCCAGCCCGTTGAACAAGACGCCGTTGTCGCGGATCACCACGCGACCGGCATTGGTGAGCAGCGTCCCGACGAGCGTCGTCGTAAACTGAGCGATCTGCGTCTGACTCGCCGGAGTAGTGACGGTCGCGAGATAGACGCTCGAGCCCACCACGAACAAGCAGGTCAGATTACCGGGCAGCACCCAGGCGCCACGTACTGGACCGGTGATGGTGTTGATCACCGGATTGAGTCCCGGAGTACCCAGAAGCGCCAAAGGCTCCTTGGCTTCGGTGGAAGGATCGATCTCCACCATCCAGTTGATGAGGGTTTGCAGATCCTGCAAAGGATCGGCGGCGGTGTAAGAACCGCCTACAAACCCGAAATCGGCGCCCTTGTCAGCCATCAGTAGTACGCAATGGTGGTTTTGACCCCCGCGGGCACACTGGCGCGCGTGGAGTTGGGGGCTCGGACAATCGTCGGCGGTAACAGGGCTTTGTTCCCGTAGCCATCCGTCTGCAGACCTCCATCAGCGGTATAGATCACGTCAGTAGAATCAACCGTGAATGAGCTGGTATCCACGGTCCACGAAGGGCCGTAGTACTGTGTGAGCGCGTTGCCGGTGGTGGTGTAGGCGACGGTCATGTTGGGACCACCGATATGGCATAGCGAAAATTCGTAGCCGCAGCGCTGGCACTCGTAGTCAATTGAATGACCAACTGCTGGAATTGAGCCAACGTCGTATTGGTCGCAATCAGGATCGATCCAGAGAACACTCCTGTCCCACTCGCCACTAAAGGATTAGCAGACCCAGCAGCAGCGGTCAGCGGCGCGCCGTTGCCGAGCAACGTAAAGGTGAAAGATTGCCCGGCACCGGGGGCGAGTCCGAAGGCGATATCGGCACGAATGACAGTAACGCCATTTGTTGGCGCCACCATGAATGCCGTATTGTTCTGTGCCGCCTGCGCGGCATTGCAACCCAGAAACACTGTGGAGCCCGCGGCAACAGTTGCCGTAGTAGCTCCAATTAAAGGAGTGATTCGACCATACAGTTCAGTGAAATTCGCATTGACCTTACCGAAGGCCACAAAGGGCGTATCGCCCTGCCCCTGGTCGACCGCACCAATGCCGATGGTCTGCTGACTCACGAGAAGCCCCCGTGATAGATCCAACCCGCGTCGGTTCGGCGGGTGCGCACAATGTCACGATCAAAGAAGGCCTGAACGGCCGGGGTGGAATTGAGCTTCTTGATCTTCTCCACCGAATCGCGCGCCTGAGCCGTCAGAAGCGCAAGCCGTGTGCTGCCGATCTTGCCGTATTCCGGTACGAGCTCCAGCGCCAGGTTCTTCTTGATCGCCCGTGCGTAACCCTGCGGCAGGTTGATGAGCTGCGTCGGGTTGGTGAAATCGGTGAAGATCGTATCTGTCCACAGATGCAGAGAGCCCGATAACTGTGGGTTGGGATAACAGTAAATGTTGCCGTAGGGAAAGGTCGGGTTATAGTACAGGAGAATCGGCCACGGCCCGGGAATCCCCTTGAGTCCTATGGCGGCATATTTGTCGCCGGTCTCATCGACATCGATCGGATAATCCAACCCTGTCGTTCCGGAAGAGGTGATGCGTGTAAAGGCGCGGGTCACTCTCAAGGGGCGCGCGATCACAAAGTTTCCGGGTACCGTGTACGTGAACGTTTCAGGCGTGCTCACCGTCGAGAGCGCATTGGCGCTCAAGGTGACCGTGTTGGCGCCAATCGCCGTGATCGTCGTATTGGCGGGCACCTGGGCATTGAAGTCCGTCACCGTGCCACCCACGATCAGATTGGCCGGAATCGTGACGTTACTGACCGTGGGGCTGCCACCGACGAGGGTCCCGGTGAAGTTCCCGCCCACGGGATTGCCCACCGTGTATTGATACTGCCCCGGTGTCCAGGTAAGGATGTTCTCAACGCTCGCATACACGAAGAGGTGGTCTGTCGACCAACTCTCCAGCAGGTCATTCAGGACCTGCAACGCATCGGATGAGTCGTTAGGATTGGGAGTCTCCCCGGCCTCCAATGCGTTGATGCTGCGCAGCGCCCCGACAACCAGATCCATGGCCGTCGTGGTGACCGTGCTCATCGGTTAGACCAGGGCGCCCGGAAGTGCCTGGGTGCCGAGATTAGCGCCATCCGCACGCACGATCTCGAAGAGAACGGCAACCGTAGAGGTTGAGATGCCTGTGGCATCTGTGCCCCAACGGATTGTCAGCGTGTTCAAGGCTGACACGTAGATGTTGTCGATCGTCAGATGTGAGGGGGGCGCCTGCATGTTCCACGAGATGCAATCCAGCGGCAGTACGCCGGGAAGTGTCACGGTTGTATCGGCACTGGCGTTCGCAGCCAAGGTGGGAAATGTCACGGAGGGCAGATATGCCACTGCATCCAGAATTTCATTCCCGAGCGCAGGCATCGATTTACCGGGCATGGAAGTCTCCTGAAAGGGGAGAGCCGCGGCTCTCCCCTTGAGTGGCTAGTTGAGCGTGACGGCCGCCGGCAAGCTCGAGAGCGTACCGGGCGTGGGACTCACACTCTGGATGTACCGCGCGACCGTGATCAGCCACTGACCCGCAGGGGGTGTGACCGATCCCGCCGTTGGATTGACAAATTCGATGTAGAACTTGTCCGCAACCGCTGTATCGACACGACCCACGGTCGGCACGACACCGGTCGTCATGCTCGGCGGGCTGATCCCGAGGATCACATCTCCGGGCAGAATGCCCGTAGCCGCGGTGGCCTGAGTGGCGCCGTTGGAGCCGAAACTCTGCTCCGCAGTAGTGATGGTCGCCACGGCCACCGGCGTCATGTTGACGCTAATGGTCTGGATGAATTGCAATGTGGACCGCGGCGGCTGAGTATTGACGGTTGTCTCGACTGCCGGGCCGGGATTGACTGAAGGCATGTGATTCTCCTGTTAGCCCGCGACGCGGACGCCGAGTTCGATGTACAGACCCGCCCAGCCATAGAGCACGTCGAAACGACACGGCAGCGCATCGTTGTTGATCGTGTACTGACGGATCACGCGGAAGTTGATGCCGGCCTCTTCGTCCACCGCTCGTGCAGCCATATCGACGCCACCGGGGAGGTCGAGGTCCGCAAATGCAAGTGCGAGGCAGTCCCGGTGCATCATGATGTTCTGCGGGCTGACCGTGCCGGCGAGCGGGAAGCTGGCAGGTGCCGAGCCCCAGACCTGAATCGCCGCAGTAGATGCCGGCTGGGCGGTGATGTTCTGGAACTGACCGCCGTAAATGCCAACGTTCTTCACGTAGAAGTCGAGTGCGCCACCGGCGGTGGAGCTGTAGACGCCCGTGGTGGCGTTGTAGGTGCCGTTGGAGAGCGTTGCGGTGGGAGGAATGACCACAAACTGCCGCTGGCGGTTGGAGCCATAGGCGCCGCGATTCTGCGGGTTGGCCGAGAACACACCCGTCACCGTGATGATGTCGCCGATGGTGAGACGCGGGTTGGCGGAGGCCGTCCAGCCGTTGGACTGGATGAGACCCGACTGGGCCCAACCCGAGGCCAACCAGGCGCTCGAGGTATTGTTGACCAACTGCGGAGACCCACCGCCGGCACCGACCTGATACGAGACGACGTTTTGGTCCATATAGAAGTCGAGGCCGATGGTGCTCTTGCCCATCATGCCCTTGCGGTTGATCTCGGAGACGGTCGACTGCGGGTTGAAGAGTCCCTTCAGCGCATCGACCGTATAGGCTGCCGAGAAGGGGTCCAGGAGCTGCACGCGATAGCCGTCACGGGGAGCGGCTTCCGCATCGAGCACCGCGGCACCGAGCGCGTAGGACAGGAAGGACGCCGGAGGCGTTCCTGGGGTGCCGACCGCATTCGGGATGTTCTGGTAGGCGAACACCGCGCCGTCGCGATCGATCTTGTTGGCGACCGCTGCGACCGCCGGATTGATGATGCGCTCTTTGAAGAGGTCGACCGACGTCGCCAGATCCGCCGTCGTGAACTGCACGTCGACGTGGAACTGCGTGGTCAAGGTCACCGGGATGTAGGTCTCGTTGGTGTCCTCGACGTTAAGGGCCGGGCCGGTCGTGCCGATATAGCGCGGGGGCTTGCGGACGTTGACGGTATAACCGATCTTCGCGCCCGAGAGCGCAAACTGATCGGCGTACTGCCGGTTGACATGGTCAGCGAAACACAGATCGTTCTCGAGGACCATCAGGCCCTCGTTGGTGATCTGTGAGATCGTGATGAGATTATTAGCCAAGGAAGTCTCCTAGCTCCCTAGTGCCTCCCGCGCTCCGCTCGCCTTTGCGCCATCTTCGCGGCTTTGTATTCCGCAAAAGGCATGGGCTTGGTGAGATCCAGGCGGATCTCTCCCTCACCGGTCGGGCGAACAGATTGCAGGGGCGCCGGGGCGCGTGTGGTTTCGGGTGTGGGCTTGGCCGCCGGGTCGGTGACCGCAGTCGGCTTGTTGGCGTACTTCAATTCGAGCTTGCCCAACTCCGCCAACGCCTTGGCCGGTGAGAGTGCGAAAATCCGCTTCTC